ATGATGTAGTTGTAAACGACCACTAAGAATTTCACCAGCACTTGAACCTCCTTGTGATTCTGTAAGTCGTTGTTGACTAAACCTATAGTGCATTTCATAAGGTTCACCAATAATAAATTTACTATTTCTGTAATCTCCTGTAGCTGTAATAGTAGATGTTGAACCATTGGTAGTATTAGTTGTTGCTATAAGCTGTCCTGGTTTTAAAGTTGTAGTCGTTCCTTGTTGATTTACAAAAGTACTTGTCTCCCCACTACCTAAATACCTACCAACAACATTCATATCTGCTCTAAGTCTATATGGAACAGTGAAGGTGGAAGTATTAGTAGAGGAGTTATAAGCTACAGAAACACCAGTAGTAGCCTCTGTGACCTTATGATCTAAACGATATTCAAAGGTAGCGTTAGCTTCTGTAAAGTCATTTTCAAAAGGTATCTTTTCTAATGTTGTACCGTTTGCTTCTTCTATTACTAAAAACAAATCACTACCAATAAAATCAACATTCTTGATAGATCTGTTTTCATTGATCGTAAAAGTAGACCAACTGTTCAATATCTTCTGATACTGTTGACCATATAACCATCTGTTGATGTATAGCTTATTAGGATTATCTGTACCTAAACAAACCAAAACATCTGCACTTGTAGAAACTGCAAACTTAAAAATATTACTTGGTATTAGTTTTGGTACATGGACAGTAATATTACTAGATTCTTTTATAACAAGATCTCTTTGATATACATATTCTCGCACGTTAGCAAAAGATCCTCTTTTAGATAAATAATAAATACTGCTACCAGCACCTACAGGTTGTGCATCATCATCAGATTCAAATTCAGTTACGACTACCACGTTAGCAGTTCTAGGTGTCAGGTTATCTGTTGAAGAAGTAAGTACAAATTGTGTCTGATCAGAAAATAATATTAGTTCTTGTTCTACTGTTACAGCACTTCTTAAAATAGCTACCTTAGTATGTGAAGCTGCTACATCTATAGGTTCACTATCAATTACAGACAAAACTGTTTCTGGGAAAAAGTTAAAGAACTCTGCTGCTCTTGATAAGACAACATTATCATCAGCTAAAAAACCAAGTCTATTTCTGAAGAAGAAGACGTTATTAATTTTACTGCCAATAAAAGAAGGGTTTGGGGCAGAATCTAAATCACCAACAGTTCTTTCTCCCCATTTTGGAAGTGTATAGGTAACACCAGATAAGGTGTAAGTATCACCATCGACTCTTGCAAATCTAAAATTACCATCTGCCTGTCTTACTAAGACATGTGGCATTGTGTCGTAATTAAATTTAAATTCTATTCCTGGTTCTACACATTCTTCCCACTGCCCTTCTTCAAATGTCCCACCGTTATTAGTAACAAACCTAACGTAGTAATTATCAAAATCAGTATTCTCATCTCCCTTCACTTCTACTACATAACCATTAGGTGAAACTGTTGGCAGGTCAGTAAATCTTTGGACACTATCTTTTACTACTGTCATATGTGTATTACCTTGAGTGTCATTACCATCAATAGAAAAATTACTACCATCTGTTTTTTTGATATGAATAACAGGACCATTCTGAGCGATAGTAAAACCAGTAAGACCTGAGTTAAGACCTGATACTAAATCAGAAGCAACTTGTGTGGTGCTTAATGTAGAGTCTGATGAAGTGTCATCAGTAACGGTAACCCCATCCACTGTTAATGAATATGTGGTCTTATCTGAGACTTGATTTATAAAGACAACAGCTTGAGTAATGTTTGCAGAAGATAAGCTTAAGGTGCTATCCATAGCTGCTGTAATAGTTGTATTTACAACAAAGGTGTAGTCAGCAATAGTTACAGTTTTTATTACACTTCTAGGATCAGAAGTATTTAGATATGTTGTTCCATCAGGTTTATTAACTGTCTTTTCTGTACCGTCAATATCATAAACTTTTACATTTCCATTACTAAATATTGCTACATATCTCTCATTGAGATCTCTATTAATAGTTTGTATATGAACATTACCTAGTGTAGAAGAACTGAGATTCGTGACATATTGCAAACCAGAACGCTTTGTAAGACCTATAACAGGATTACCGTCAGCATTATCTTGTATATCAGCATGATCTGCTTGCTTGGTAGCATCAGCAGCTTGTGATATTCCTCTAAGCAATGTAGGTATTGCTCTTGATACTACAGCCATGATTATCTTATTAATACGTTTGCAGGTGAGTAAGTATCAAACACACTTGTTAATGATGGATCTCCTCTAAGAAGGTTGTGATCACCATTTGCTAAATCTGTTTCTACCAATATAGCTCTAGCTCTTATTTCGTCTTGTTCTGTATAAGTTCTTAAACCTTGATCTCCTACTAATCTATCAACAAAAACTCTTGCAGCTTTTATTGTTATGTAATATCTAGCAGGTTCTGGTATTTCATTAAAGGCTCTAAAATAAACAACAGTACAGATAAGATCTTCCTCAAATTGATATTTATTATTTAACCTGTCATATAGCTTAAGACCACGTTGTATCGGATCAATCGTAGGGTGTTGATGAATATTAGCATCAATTCTTAAAGTATCAGTAGATAAGGCTATCTCATTAGATCCATCTCTTGTAAAAGTTACATCTATTTCAGTATTAAAAGACCAGCCTTCCATCTGGACTTTTTTATTAATCTCTGTAAGAGTTTGTTGTGCTAGACGAGCATCAACAGGAAGTGTACCTGTAAGACTGTTAATAGGAGCTTCTCCTATGGCAGCCAACATAATGTTGATGCTTTCTAATTCAGTGGTTGCAGCTACAGTCATGGTTTAGTACTTTTTTATTTTAAGTGATTCCCTACCACCCATTTTTTTCTTTTTCTTTTTTCCGTAAGCCATAGTAATCTCCAAATAGTAAGAGAAGAGTACCCATTGCTGAGTACCCTTTTATGTAAGTTAAGAAGCAGATAACTTAATTGTAGCTGCACACTCAGGTCTTAGGATTCCATGACCAAGAGCATACTTAGCAACCATTAAGGTTCCTTGATACATTATGGAATAATCTGAACCAGAGATCTCAGTTGTCATATCCATTAGCTTAACTGTACCAACAGCAGACTTATGGAAGACAAGACCAATAGTTTTACTATCATCACCAGAGTAGGTGTTGTTAGCTCCACTTGGGTTGGATCCTACGTTTGACTGAGGTACGTTGTTACTCATCATCACTGGAATACCAGCAATCTGTTGAATACGACCTGAAGCAAATGAACCATTGCCACCTGGGTTGAAGTCAACATCTACTGTTCTTGTAGCAGACTCAGCTAACTTGTAGTACTCAGCAGGTGGTAGTACACAGAAACGATCTGTTGGAGGGATGTCTCTTTCGTCAAATGCCTGTGCGATGTCATAGATAGCACCAGCTATCTCATCACCTGATACGTTTGCTGAAGTTGTATTACCAGAAGCAAGAGTAGAAACAATACCACCACTGCCACCTGTAAGAGTTGTTGAAGCTCTTGAAGCATTAGCAATTACCTTCGCTACGTTCTGGTCATAGGTCTTAGCAAGAGCCTTACCTAACTCATCAGCGTATGTAGCTCTTACATCGTAATGATTCTTAAGTTCATCTAGGTTCGACACAAATGCTTGTGAAATAAGTAGATCATCAATAGAAATAATCTTCTCATTTGCCAAGATCTGGTTAGCACCTACTAATGGTGTGCCTGGTGTGTGATATGCAGCAGTTGCTGTTCCTGTTACTGGGAACTGTGCTGATTTACCTGAAGTTATGGTACGAACAGAATGTAGTGCTTCGTTAAAGATGTTGTTACGAGCAAATGCTGTAAGAACTTCTCCTGAAAACACTTTCAGAAACAGAGCGTCAAAGTCTGTTCCTGTATTGTTCACCAAACCCAGGCGTGAAACTGTGGCGTTAGCCATAGATTAACTCCTTTGGATTGATTAAATAATTTGAGAAACTAACTTCACTACTGTCTGTTCTCTCCAGTGGTATCTGACGCATCAGGCACTTTTGATATTAAGATTTTCGTTTTGTTAAGTTTATACTGAACCGCAATTCCACTTGCGTAGTGCAAGGGCTTTGCGTGTTAACTTACCATCTTTCTTCATTGGTCCTTTTACCTTAGACATCCTTGCACAAAAAGATTTTCTTCTTGCTTTTTGTCTAGGAGAAAGACCTGTCCTTTTAGTAACAGGAGCTTGCAAGTTTCCACCTGTTGCTCGGTTGTATTTCCTACGACCAGAAGCAGTAAGACCCCCTGTGGGATCTTTGTCTTTTTTAGTAAGAGATACTCCCTTAGACATTAAGGAAAGATAAGTAGTTATTTAAAATATAAC